GCTGAAGATGTTCACCTGCCGGAGTTCCTGAAGTGATGAATACCTACGACAAGGTACAGGTGTTGCAGAGGCAGTGCAATGGTTTGGCTGAGGCTGTCATCGCAATGAACGAACGCATAGAGCAACTGGAGCACCTTAGACAGCCGTTAGTTACTCGGGTGTGGTGTAACATCAATGGCTTATGGAAGAGGATTATAGGATGAGTAGCACCTATGACTATGACAACTGTAAGCCGTTCGATGTTTTGGCTCACACCCAAGAGCATGGCAAGTCTAGAATGCATGTAGTCTGTCCACATTGTGATGCAGACTTCTGGGCGTACAAGTGGTCGATCTGCGGTGGCGGGAAGAAGTGTCCCCAGTGTGGGGCGATGCATAATTCATCCGGAATGTCAGCGAAGGAGATATGAAATGAGTGTACAAGGCCAGATAGAAATATTGGGTAACGCCATCATGGAGTTGCAAACCCTGATGCAGACAGTGATGTTTAATCAGAACAACATCAACAAGCGACTCGAGGCACTGGAGTCAAGACAAGACCCTGCGACACACAACACAGTATCACTGGCCATGAGCAACAGTGATGGTATCTGTCCCCAGTGTAGTTATGAGTTCTGTGAGTGTGAGGAGGAACGCGATGCCTAGACGTAACGTATTGATTTGGTTATACTCACGTCCATGAATGCCCTAACCTCAGAAGAAAGCGCACAGGCTCATGCACGTCAAGCACGACGTAAGCGTGATGCCCAAGCACTGAAGCAGTACGAAGAACGTGAGCATCTGCGTGGTGAGATACCCTCACGCCACATCCTCGAGATGAACTCCAAGATTATGGAGATATTCATCAAGGGTGCGGAGGATGTGGTTACTCCCAATGGTGAGGTGATCAGCCAAGAGCTAGACCGAACCCGCATTACCAGTCTCAAGTTCGCCAGTGATATTGGCTTCAAGATGCTGAACAAAACTGTCCCCGATCTTAAACAGATTGAGATACGTGCTGATGTGACCGAGGAAGCTCTGCCTCAGGCCATCCAAGTGGAGTTCGTCACCATCTCAGTTGAAGAGGACGACGAATGAATCCCGCAACACAAGAGCCACTATCACTGCCAGAATGGCTCACAGGAATCCCACCTGAGGCAGAGCCACCACAACACGAGTACACCCCTAGGATATTGAACACTCAGGTCGTTGGTGCCTTACACGGCTTCTCAGAGCCTCACAGATACAAGGTCGCCCACGGTGGTCGTGGCTCAGGGAAGTCGATGGGTGTGGCTAGACTGCTGATACTCAGAGCCTACACCAAGCGTGAGAAGATACTCTGCTGTCGTGAGATACAGGGTGCCATCCGAGAGTCAGTTCATGCACTGCTCGAAGACCAGATACGATTGATGGGCTTATCCTCAGCGTTCGAGATACAGGCCAAGAAGATAACGTGCCTCATCACCGGCTCAGTGTTCATCTTCAAAGGGCTACACCACAACATCAAAGAGATCAAGTCGATGGAGGGCGTGAGTATCGTCTGGGCTGAGGAAGCTGAGAAGATAAGCAAGGTCTCTTGGGACACACTCACGCCAACCATACGTGTTGAAGAGTCCGAGATATGGATCACCTTTAACCCCGATGATGACCTCGACGAGACATGGATACGGTTCGTTGAAGACCCACCACCTGACACCTACGTTACCCAGATTAATTACAAGAGCAACCAATGGTTCCCCGACGTTCTGCGTAAGGAGATGGAATATCTCAAGGCTAAGGACTATGATGACTATGAACACATATGGTTAGGCAAGCCACGCAAGGCCATGAAAGGGGCATACTATGCACAGCAGATGACAGATGTCTGGGCAGAGGGCAGGGTCACTAACGTGCCTCATAACCAAGATGCACCGGTGCAGGTTGCTTTTGATTTAGGCATGGCTGACTCGATGGTGTTGTGGTTCGCCCAACGTCAAGGGTCGGAGGTGAGGGTCATCGATTGTTGGGAGTTCACCGGCACTAACTTGGTGGATGTCATCAAGAATCTGATAGACTCCAAGTACATCATCAGCCAAGTTGTCCTGCCTCATGACGGTAGGGTTCGTGGTATGATCACCGGCAAGCGTCGCATTGATGTGGTGTCAGACTTTGGCTTCAATGTATCAGAAGCACCCACCATCCATGATGGCGTCGGTGTGGATGACGGCATACGAGCAGTGAAGACGTTCCTGTCACGCTGTTGGTTTGATAAGACCAAGTGTGAGAAGGGACTCAAAGCTCTTAAACGATATCGGACTAAGTACAATGAAGAACGCAAGGTGTTTGACCGCAACCCATTCCACGACTGGACGAGTGACTTCGCTGACTCGTTCCGTTACTTGGCTATCACACGTCCTGAGATGGAGTTTAATAATTGGGGTACTGAAATTGATTACCCAGAGGGGAGCAAGCACATATGATTCAGCAAGCACCTAAGAAGCGGAAGGAGGGCGACTACCATCGCACTGACGCTCAACGTAAGCCACAGGACACCAGTGACCTCGAGTGTGGTTATGACAAGTCCAAGATTAACTCCGGTAAAATAAACTACCCAACAGCAGGGAACAAGATATGAGTGCCAACCAAGAACAGATGATTGAACAGATAACCGAGCTGATGGATGGCGGTGATCAGGAAGAGCAGGGCATGGATGAGGAGGATATCCTCAACATCATATCCGCTGAGATGGCTCAGTCTGCCACAGGCTCGTTCGCTACTGAACTGGATGGTAACCGAGAGGATGCGTTAGATTATTATCATGGTAACCCACGAGGTGATGAGAAGGAGGGCATGTCCCAAACTGTCAGCACTGACGTTGCCGATGCTATCGAATGGATAATGCCACAGATTATTAAGGCCATGGTTTCTAAGGGCCCCGTAGTCACCTTCGATGCCACTAGCGCAGACGATGAAGACCAAGCGGAGCTAGAGACTGAGTTCACCCATGACACGTTCATGAAGGAGAATGATGGCTTCTTGAACCTGTACGAGTTCGTCAAAGATGCACTGATGCAGAAGAACGGTATCTTCAAGATTTACTACGATGAGACCGACACGGTGAAAACCGAGAGCTATGATGGCTTATCCCGTGAAGAGATGGAGATGCTAATCAAACAGCCTGATGTTGAGATTGTCAACATGGAGGAAACCATCGACGAGGATGCTGTCCTGCAGATGCAACAGCAGATGGAGCAGATGCAACAACGGGCTCAACAGCAACTGCAACAGATGCCCCCTGAGCAACAGCAACAAGCTCAACAGCAGATGCAACAGCAGATGATGCAGATGCAACGGCAACCACAGCCTACACTGACAGCCGTAGAAGTTGATGTGACTCACACTCATGGTAAGGCGCAGGTTGACTGTGTTGCCCCTGAGGACTTCCGCATCAATCAACAGCACGACTCGCTCAACCTGAACACAGCAAGGTTCACTGCGCACGTTCGTATGCGTACCCGCTCCGACCTGATTGAAGATGGCTATGACCCCGAGGTTATCAATAACGCTGAGACTAACCTGAGCAACCAGTACGAGCGTGACTATCGTTTTAGTTCACAGGATGAGTCGACCTTTTCTGATCCCAATTACTCTGAGGATGACAGCCAACAACTGCTCGAGGTCTCCGAGTGCTACATGATGATTGACATTGAGAAGACCGGCAGAGCCAAGCTGATGCAGATAACCGTGCTTGGGTCTACCGAGCCGACTGACATACTTGACGTGACCCCCATCGAGGAGAACCCGTTCGTGTCCAGTTCTTGTATCATCATGGCACACAAGTTCTATGGCCTGTCTATCTACGACCGACTGAAGCAACTGCAGGACATGAAGACAAGCCTGTGGCGTAACATGTTGGATAACCTGTACCTGCAGAACAACCGTGAGAAGGAAGTGGTTGAAGACCAAGTTAACCTCGACGACTTACTGGTTTCACGAGCCGGTGGTATCAAGCGTGTGAAGCAACCTAACATGATACGTGAGCTGATGGTTCAACCCATCGGTCAGGAAGGCTACCAGATGTTGGACTACCTTGACCAAGTCAGAACTGGCAGGGTTGGCGTGAGTCCTGATACAGCCGGACAGATTGATGCCTTAGGCACAGCGGTAGGGTCAGAGGGTGTCGCACAACTGATGACCGCCAAGGAAGAGCTGACCGGCCTGATGGTTCGTGTCATCGCTGAGACGGGTATCAAAGAGGCGTACCTTAAGATACGAGATATCTTGGTGCGTCACAAAGACAGCAACACCGCATTCAAGTTCAAGGGTCAGTGGCTGAATGTCAACCCAAGCCAGTGGGGTGAACGCTCCCGCACCACCATTCAAGTGGGTACAGGCACAGGTGATGACTCACGTAAGGTGGGTGCCATTCAGCAGGCCATCGCTTATCAGGCACAACTGATGACCGACCCAAGCAACACGTTAGTCGGACAGCCCCAGATATTTGAAGCCTTGGATGAGTTCTGCCGAGTCTCCGGACTGGGTCAGGCCACGCCATTCTTCCTAGACCCTTCGAGCCCTGAAGGACAGGAGAAGACTCAAGGGATTGAGAAGCAGAATGCCGAACAGAAGCAGAAGCAGGAACAGCTCGAGCAGATGATGGCTAAGGCACAGGTCGAGATAGGCGAAGG